CCACAATCGAAGGATGCATTAGACAATCAACTAACCAACCAATGAGAACAGAAATAACAATTAAAGATTTTAAATATATAAACCAACCAATAAAAAATATGACAAGAATAAAAATAGAAGATCACAACGGAAATGATATAGTAGAATTAAACCTTAACTTTGAGATATTAGCTCAGAACATAGTCGAAACAGATGACTATAATATTGCTGACCTTGATGAAGATGAGAATGGTGAGTACATACGAGTACAGTTAAACCATCCTGAAAGAATACTATGATAGAAGAAACCATGCACTATATAATGACCGAGCACTTCAAAGGAGTACTTGATCCCGAACATAAATACTTTGAACTTTACCTGTCCTTACAGAAACTATTAGAGGAGTATAACAATGATGGAAAATAAATACTGGCACAATGAACTTGAAGAAGATAAGGAAGAAGAACCTGATTGCATGACCTTAGCGAAAGCAAAGAGAGAGCGAGAGATGTTAGAAGAAGAGGAGGAGACCGATGAGTAGTGATGAAGATTTCGATGAAGTATATTATACCACGAGAGAGTTTGAATTGGAGGTAAAGAAAAAGTTTGAATTGTTTTGGATGAATAACCAATTAGGTTACGATGAGTTAGGACGATTGATACGAACAGACATACCAAGAAGGAAGCCGAAGGAGTGGAGAGAGTTTGAAATTAAAAAAAGAAAGATTAAAAGTGAGCAATAAACGAGTAAGTGGACACCCAAAAGAAGATATGTGGGAACAGTCGATGGTAGAGTGGGGAAAGCACAGGTACAGGAAGATGAAGGAGGTATATAAAGATAACAATTACCTGTCCGAACAACCAAGCTATAAGAGACTAGGACGAGCGATACATGAGGACGTAGAGAATGCAATTGCTAGGTACTTTGAAGACTGTTCAAAGCCAGATGCACCTGTTCCTTTATGGCTTCCTTTTGTATGGGATTTAGAACCCAGTGTGATTGCATATCTTGGCATTAAGAAGCTATTTGATTTGTTAATTGACGAACCAAACATTACTGCCGCGAGTTTTGAAATGGCAAAGGCAATAGAAGATGAAGTACGTGTCCGTTACTTTAAAAAGCACATGAACAAAAGCGATTGGATGCTACTTGAAAGGGATAGAAAAGACGCGAAGAGTAGGTATCGTTTTATGTCCCACTTCTGGGCAAAGGAAAGGAAGTTCCACAAACAAGGAAGGTATAAACGCTTTGATCTTTTTAAACAACACCATAAAGCAGTGATTGGATGTTGGTTATTAGAAGTGATACGCTTACAAACTAATTTGTTTTCTGTCCGTGATCGATTCTGCCAAGGGAGAAAGACAAAGAAGATACTAGTTCCAAACCCTAAGATGTACGAGTGGATCAAGAAGTATGATGAACACTGTGAAGTCTTGTCTCCCTTTTGGTTAGCTACTCTTGAGAAACCTATTGAATGGAATGACAACTGGGGTGGTGGGTACAGTTCGATTGAACTTCCACAACTTCCCATCATGAAACGAAGTGATATGTCGAGGGATTTATCCAAGGCTTTTGAACCTTTAAACAACTTGCAAAATGTACCGTATCGATTGAATAAAAAGTTATACGAAGTCATGCAATGGGCGTGGGGAAATGACTTGTCCATCGGAGCTATGCAAAAGAGTCAGTTACTTGAACCACTTGACCCAGTAGAAGGACTAGTACAGAAAGACCCTGAAGCTTTTATCGAGTGGAAGAAGAAGGCTAAGTATATCTATGAGTTTAACCAACGGACTAACGGACAAAGGATGAGGTGTTTAAAAATCCTACACGTCTGTAAGTTATACGCTGACAAGGAAAAGCTTTTCTTTCCAGTTCAAATGGATTACAGAGGACGAGTGTATTATGTACCTAGCTATGTTAACCCACAAAGTTGTGACCTTGGAAGGAGTTGCTTAGAGTTTTACAATAGCGTAGCAATTACTAACGAGGAGGAGAGCAGGTGGTTGTTAATTCACGGAGCAAATGTATGGGGTACAAAGGGGACTTATGATGAACGCATTGCTTGGGTAAAAGACCACGAAAATGAGATAAAAGAATGTGCATCTGATCCTTTTAACAATGACTATTGGCAAGAAGCTTCTGATCCTTGGGCTTTCCTGGCGTTTTGTTTTGAATACCAAGCATTTAAGGAGGAAGGATATGGATTTGAAACGAGGTTACCTTGTCACATGGACGCTACTTGTAATGGTGTACAGATTCTATCTTTACTTTTAAAAGATGAGGAGATTGGAGAGTGGACAAACTTAGTACCACAAGATAAACCAAAAGATTTATACCAAGAGATATGTGACCGTGTAAATACTAGATTGCACACTAATAAGCACAGACACTCTCTTGCTGGTGACTGGTTAAAGTGGGGGATTACAAGGAAGTATGTAAAGAAGATAGTAATGTGTAAACCTTTTGGAATGAATAGCTACTCTAGTGTTGATGAAGTAGAAGATGTATTCAAAAGGGAGATCCGTAACGGACGAGTCAATCCATTTAGTAACACTGAATATGTGGAAGCTATGCTCTACCTTGCTACCTTGATTAATGAAGTAGCAAATTGGATGCTCGGTAAACAGATTACCTTCATGAAAAAGTTGAAGAATCAAATACGAAAGTGTGATAAAAAATTTACGTGGACTTCACCCTTTGGATTACCTATTGAACAGGAGCTTGTTAAGAAAGATAACCTTTACGTTAAATCTGTCCTTAATATGCAAAGCATTCAAGTAAAGTACCGAAGAGATAACAATTTAATTTGTCCTTCTCAGATGGCTAAAGCTATTGTACCCAACGTGATACACAGTATCGATGCTAGTGTGGTACATTTTTTAGCTTGCAAATTCAAAGGTGATGTCTCATCTATACATGACAGCTTTGCAACTCAAAGCCCTAACGCACCGAAGATGCACCAACAATTGAGAGAGATATACCAAGAGATTTTTAGTAACGACATCGGGAATAAGTTCAACAACGAAGTCGCTACACAAACTGGAACGAACGAACTGGAAGACAGCACAGAACTAGGCACACTTGACGTGTCTGCATTAAACGACTGCCAGTACCTGTTCTCATAAAACAACAAATAGAAAGAAGAAAGAAATGGCTATAAAAAGTAGATCAAAATTAGACAGTATCACTACACCTGTAGGAATTGCTAAGTATCCTTGGGTTAACACACCGAGTACTAAGTTCGTAGAGGGTGGTGAGTACAGCTGTAGCTTAGTGTTAACAAAAGAAGAAGGTGAAGTTATTGTAAAGCAACTCAAACCTATCTTTGAAGAAGCAATACTGGAGAAAAGTGAGGAGCTTGGTAAGAAAGCTAAGTCCTATGAGTTACCGATTCAACTTGAAGGAGATTCTTACATCCTAAAAGCAAAGTTGAAACCTGTTAACGGAATAAGTAAGAAGACTGGTAGTACGTACACTCGTTCAATTGGATTGTTTGATTCAAAGGGTAATCCTTGGGACAAAGAAACAATAGTACGAGGTGGTTCAAAGGTACGCCTTAACGTACGCCCTAAGACTTGGTTCACTTCCTTGTTAGGAGTAGGATTATCGTTAGATTTATTAGCTGTTCAAGTAATTGAATTGTCAGAGGGTGAGTTCACAGAACAAGCAGCTGATTCATTTGGGTTCACTGCTGTTGAAGGTGGATATGTTAACGGAGGTGAAACCCTGGACCAAGCACTTGATGCCGAAGAAGAAGAAGACACCCTCACTGCCGACTTTTAGGAGTGGGTTTGAAGAGAGAATAGCTGCTCAGTTAAAGCGTCACGGAATAGATTACAAGTACGAGACGTTAGTCATTGAGTATAAGAGACTTAGTACCTACACTCCTGACTTCATTCTTCCCAACGGAATCATAGTAGAGACCAAGGGAAGGTGGGTCACGGAGGATAGGTCTAAGCATTTACTAATCAAAGAACAACATCCTGAGCTAGACATCAGGTTGTTATTTCAAAACGCCTACAATAAAATACGCAAAGGTAGTAAGACTACTTATGCAATGTGGTGTGAAAAGAAAGGAATATTATATGCACATAAACAAGTACCAAAGTCATGGCTTTCACTAACACGCATCAGCAATGTACAAAGTGTGGGTCGAGTGACGCTGTCGGAGTCAACGCAGACGGAAGCACAATGTGTTTCAGCTGTGCTACATACAGTAGACCTAAAGGAGGAACTGTAAAGGTGAGTAGTAACAACAGTGAAACATCATTTCTTACTGGTAAGTACACAGATATAACAAGAAGGAACTTAACAAGTGAGACCTGTCAGAAGTGGGGGTATCAAATTGGATACTTCAATAAAGAACCTGTCCAGATAGCGAACTATAGAAGTAGAGATGGCACATTAGTAGGACAAAAGATACGCACTGCGAATAAACAATTCCACATTCGAGGAGAGTTGCTTGGCTTATATGGTCAGCACCTTTGGAAGGATGGAGGAAGAAGAGTAGTGGTGTGCGAGGGTGAGGTGGATGCGTTAAGTATTTCACAAGCATTCGGAAACAAGTGGGCAGTAGTATCTGTACCGAATGGAGCAGGAGCAGCAAAGAAGTACGTTAGTCAATCAATCGATTGGTTGGAGTCCTTTCAAAAAGTAATCTTCTGCTTTGATAATGATGACCCAGGAAGAAGGGGAGCAACAGAATGTGCTGGTCTTCTAACTCCAGGCAAGGCATCCATCGCAGAGCTACCGTTAAAAGATGCTAGTGATATGATCGTAGCCAAGCGTAGCGAAGAGTTAGTTAATTGCTTGTGGCAAGCGAGAGAGTATAGACCTGATGGGATAGTAGGAGGAGAAGAGATATGGCAAGCAGTCATAAAGGAAGACACTTCAGAGTGCCAACCTTATCCTTACCTCTCGTTAAATGAAATGACACACGGTATTAGAAGAGGAGAACTGGTAACACTTTGTGCTGGGTCAGGGATAGGTAAGTCCTTGTTCTGTCGCGAAGTCTGTCACCACCTTCTTGGACTTGGAGAGACGGTAGGTTACATCGCACTTGAAGAGAGTGTTAGAAGGACAGCGTTAGGTATCATGGGTATCCACATTAAGAAACCTCTTCACATGGAGAACACCTTGACTGAGAAGGAGTTACGAAAAGCATTCGATGAGACTGTAGGTAACGGAAACTTCTATACCTATGACCACTTCGGAAGTACAGAAAGTGATAATCTATTATCAAAGATACGCTACCTGTGCAAAGGGCTAGGATGTAAGTGGATATTCCTTGACCATCTATCTATTGTAGTTAGTGGTATCCAAGGAGATGATGAACGAAGGTTAATTGATAACACAATGACACAACTACGAAGCTTAGTGGAAGAGACTGGATGTGGAATGGTGTTAGTATCTCACCTTAGAAGACCACCTAACGGAGGAGGACATGAAGAGGGAGGAGTTACTAGGTTAAGTGACTTGAGAGGTAGTCATTCAATCTCACAACTAAGTGACATGGTGATAGGACTAGAAAGAAACCAACAGAAAGAAGACAGCAACGAAACAAAAGTAAGAGTACTTAAAAATAGATTCAGTGGTGAGACAGGATTGGCAACTACATTGTATTACAATGCAGACAGTGCTCGTTACACCGAAGATGAAGAGGTATTCAAAGACAAAACAATAACCAACAATAACGGTAAAGCACCGTTTTAAAAATATGAAAATACTATTCTTCGATATAGAAACCAACGGCATTGAAGACTTCACTAATCTAAATGATTTAAAAGTCTGTCATTGCATGAGTGTGTATGATCCAATAGGAGGTAAGATGGTTACCTTTGAGGGTGATGGCATGAGGGCAGGACTAGATATGTTAAGCAAAGCAGACAAGATCATCGGTCATAACATCATAGGCTTTGACCTACCTGCCCTATCTAAACTGTATAACTTCTATCCTCCTTTAGTCAAAGTGCAAGACACCCTCGTTATGAGTAGGTGTTTGAATCCAGACTTAAAGGAAGATGATTTTAGTAGGAAAAATTTTGACACTAAAATGATTGGTAGTCACAGCTTAAAAGCCTGGGGTCTCAGGATGGGTGAGATATTAAAGCTATCTTACGGAGAAGAAGAAGGTGCTTGGGACAGTTACAATGAAGACATGAAGAAGTACTGTGAACGAGATGTCATAGTAACAAAGACATTGTATGAGTACCTAATAAATCAGAACCCTAGTAAGAAGATGTTAGCAGTAGAACATTGGTTCGCTTACATCATCAGACTACAGGAAAGCAAAGGGTTTGAGTTTGATGTGGATAAAGCAGAACAGTTAGAACAAAAACTTAACACTGTATCTGCTCGCTTGAAGGATGAACTGCAAAAAATGTTTGAACCTAAAGTTGAAAAGATGAAGTCCTCTGCTGGATGGTCCTTAAAGATTGAACACATGGATGGAGTAGAGATAATCAATGCACCTACCAAAGCTAAGTTAAAAGATATACTTAAGAAAAGAGGCATGGTACAGAACCTAGTTAAAGATGCTGAGTCTATCGGGACACAAGAAAAAGTAACACCGTTTAATCCTGGCAGTCGCTTACAGATCAAAGAAAGATTTAAGGAACTAGGGATTGAACTTCCAGTTAGTAATGACGGAGAGACTGTAAAGGTAGACGAAGCTACTCTTAAAAAAATAAGCCATCCAGCTGCCGAGCTTTTATTAGAGTATCTATTAGTAGTCAAACGACTAGGACAATTAGCTGACGGCAAGAATGGATGGCTTAAGCTAGTTAAGAATGGCAGGATACACGGACGAGTCAATACAAACGGTGCAGTCACAGGTAGATGTACTCACTCCTCACCTAACCTAGCTCAAGTACCTGCTGGTAGAGTTCCTTATGGTGAAGAGTGCCGTAGTTTATTCATCGCTAAGAGTGGATATAAATTAGTAGGTTGTGACGCTAGTGGGTTAGAACTTCGTATGCTTGCTCACTACTTAGCTAACTGGGATGGTGGAGAGTACGCTAGGAATATACTAGAAGGAGACATCCACACTGTGAATCAGAAAGCAGCAGGGTTAAAGACTAGGGATCAAGCTAAGACATTCATCTATGGATTCCTTTACGGAGCAGGAGATGGAAAGATTGGAGAGATAGTAGGTGGTAGTCTAAAGGAAGGAAAGATATTAAAGATGAAGTTCCTTTCTAACTTACCTGCTTTAAAGATATTGAAGAAAGGTATCGAACAAAAAGTAACACGAAGTAAAAGACTGGTGGGTATAGATGGAAGGATACTTCCTATTAGAAGTCCACACTCTGCACTTAATATGTTACTTCAATCAGCAGGTGCTGTAGTTATGAAGGTAGCTTTGATAAAGTTGTACAGCAAACTACAGAGTCTTGAATGGCAACACGGCAGGGACTATACATTCGTAGGTAACATACACGATGAGTTCCAAGCTGAAGTACTACCTGAGAAAGCTGAGACATACGGACAGTTAGCAGTACAAGCAATCAAGGCAGCAGGTAAAGAGTTAAAGTTAAACTGTCCGATGGATGGTGAGTACAAGATAGGAGAGTCATGGTCACAGACACACTAGAACTTGAATACGATTACTACTTGTCCCTTGCAAACTTGTATGATACAACTGATTTAGATGTCTCTTGGGACTGGAAGAATCAACACAACAACAATGAAATGCCTTCATCAAACTCGCAGAGGATAGGAGCAATATCAGAATCAAGGTTTATAACAGAATGTCTAGAGAGAGACTTTGAACCTCACGTACCTACCACACCTATGCCTTGGGACTTCATTGTCACTTGCCCTGCTGGTATATTAAAGGTACAGATTAAATCAACAACACATAAGTCATCGACTAATAGTTATACAGTGAGCACAAGTACAGGATTAGCTCACAAGGCTTCCATGTGTGAT